CGATCCCTGCGTGCTCGGAGCCCCTCGACGACTGCCGCGGCCTGGCTCCTCGTGCCTGGATTCTTACCGTGCGGAGGCTGCGAGTTGGCGTTTTGTTTAGCTCGGTCGACGACGACCTGGGCGACTTCTTGGGCGGCTTTACGCATTTCGGCATTGAATTGAGGGAGCGCCTGGGACGCCTGCCGCAGGAATTCCATGAGTCCTGGTGCCGCGAATGAGACGTCGCCGCCGCTGCCGAATGTTGTGCGAGTGTACGAATATCCTTGACCGCCGCGTGGTTTCGGAAGCGGTGTCAGTGCCATGTCAGCCAGTGTAGGGCGTGCTTGGATTCTGTTTTATGAAACGCCAATGCAAGTATTTTTGCATCGTCCACAACATTCGCGGTGACTCAGCCAATAGAGCTGACGGGGCGATACCCGTTTCGCACGCCAGGTAGGCGATCATCCAGTGGGCTGAGTCATCTCCAAAGGGACGATCCTGCCCTCCCCAGTATCGAGACTGATGTTCGATACCGTTTCGAGCCACTGATCGAAGTTGAGCTGTGTGTTGCCGCGACGCTTTTCCGAATGCCAAGCAAGCCAAGCAAGATCACGAACCTTGATGTCTTGCTCGACTTTTGACATCGAAATATTGTGCTGCTCTTCGTATTTGACGAAGTCGACAAATTCTGCGATGCACTGACGTTCTTTATCGTCAGTGCCCCAGATAACGAGCACCAATTTCATTGACTACCTCCGCAGGGTAAGGGTTGTTTGATTAGGCGCCAGTGGACTTCGTGATCGCACCCGAGATCGGGAACGTCACGTCGGCGGTGGCAAGCTCTCCAACCGCTCCGTTCACGGGAGTCCATTCGGTGACGAGAACCGAGAAGGTGTAGCTCGGGTTGGCCGTCGAAGCCGCAGCGGTGCCGTTCGGCTTGATGACACAGGTGACTGCCGTCGAGCCGACGAGCGGGAAGAAGATTCCGTCGATGGCGTTGTAGTCGTTGTGAACCGAGAACGTGACCGAGTTGTCGATCAAGCCGCTCACTCGCGTGACCGCCGAGCTTCCGAAGGCGGTGGTGGTTACCTCAGCCGCGCTGGTGTTGAGCGTGCATTGGGCAACATTCGAGCTGATGTCCGTACCGTTGAAGGTGACGTTGACATCTTTGAGGACCAGCTTTGCCATGATTTATTTTTCTCCTGCCTTAGCGGCTTTCGAGGTGACTTCTTGGACTTTGTCTGCGACTGGCGTCAGGATCCCAGCTGCGACCAATAACTCTACATTGTCGATGCCGCTTCCGTCCACGAACCCGCCTGGTCGAACACCTGTCACGGGGAATGGTCCTGTCACCTGGTATTTCTTCATATTTTCAAGCATACACCGTCACCTTGAAATCCATGGCCAGGTAGAGGGTGTCGTTGGCGTCGATGTTGGTGAAGTTGCCAGCGGAGCTGACGATGAGGTCGTCGCACACTCCGCCGAGGGTTCGGTCGGCTTCGATGGCTGCTCGGAGCGATTGTGCTCCGTCCCAGGCTGAGTAGTTGTCGATCTTTTCCTGGGCTGAGCGCTCGGACTGTCGGGTGACGACGACCGTGATCGTGAAGTCCATGACGACTCCACCCGATGCCATGCCTGTTTGATGGAAACGGATTTCGTCGAGTGTGGGCCAGGCGAACGGCGGGTTGACTTGGTCGGGCTGATAGTCGTAGGCGCGAAGACCTGAGATCGTCTGGATCCGAGTTTTGAGGCCTTCTTTGACCTGGGTGATGGTTGCGGGCATTAGGCGAACATCCGCATTCGACGATACGGTTCGACAAGTTGAGCCATGTCGGGGTCGAGGTATCGAGAGACGCGGATTGCCCCGATGTCACCGAAGCCAGCTACGCCGAGCGGGGAATCGTAACGCTTGAAGATTCGGGAGGCTTGGATGATGGTGGCCTGGGCGACTGGTTCGGGCACTGTTGCCCATCCGAACAGAGCTGTCACCTGCACGAGCGCCTGTTCGCCGTAGTTGGCATTGACAGTCGGAAATAGGTAGTCGCCGATGGCACGGATTTTGTCATATGACCAGGTCAGTCCGTCGAGGAATCCGTTGAGTGGTTCGAGCTGATAGTCGGTCGTCTGCCATGTGACGTCGAAGTTGCCGTCAGCAAATGTCGACGTTTTGAGAACGAACGATGCGGTTGAATAGACGTCGTCGATATCGGTCCAGTATTCGTTGTTGGCTTGATAGACGCGGGTTGTGGCGGATGAGTACGCCCAGAATTGGCGGTTGCAATATCCGTCGATTAGGCGTGATGCGGCGCCGACACAATTCTCTAAGAGGACGTCGTCGGCGGTGTCGGCTGTGCCGATACGCAAAGCGGCCTTGACTTGATTCAGTGTGCAATAGCCGTTCGTGATCGCCATAGTGGTTCAATCTTACTGTTCGGCTCTAAGACGCGCAGAGTAGTCCCTAATTTGAGCGTCCGCCATGGCGCGGGTCGCCCCGTCGAGACGTATCCCTGATTGCGTTTGATGGTTGGCGCCCTCGTCGAAAATGATTCGGACGATATCCGAGTGGTAGACCTGGACGCCCGCCTTGGCACACTTCATGTAAAACGCCCAGTCTGACCAATAGATTTCTCGGTCGAAGCCTCCAAGCCGTTCGTACATGGCTTTTTTCATGGGGGCTGCTCCTGGCATGGTGATTCGGTCGAAGATTTCGACTGGGTTCCAGTAGCCACGCCAGATGGAATTCGAGTGCGAGAGCTTGCATGAGTCGGCGACGAGCTCGCAGCCAGCTTCGTCAGCTTTGTCAATATCGTTCAGAGCTTCGGGGAGGAATACGTCGTCGATGCAGCAGGTGGCGATCCATTCTTGGGATGCGTCACGGAATGCTGTGTCCCAATATTGGTTGAAGTCCATGTCGTTCAGGTAGCCCGTGATTTTTGTGGGGACTTTGTATCCGAATGGCTTGCTGGAGTGAACGAAGTCAAAATTGTCGCGGTCGGTCACGACCACGACTTCGTCGGGTTGACGTTGCAGCGCGGCGACAGAATTCCACCAGGCGGGCACGAATTGACGGTAACGATCTCCCCAGATTGCGGTGACTACTGAAATTGTTGTCATGGCCTCACCAAGTCGTTTGTCGGCACAGGCCGAAGCGATAGTTCCAGGTGATAACAGGGACGTTCTCGAATGTTGCGCCGCCGCTTTCCAGGCGTCGGAGCAGGTTCCAGTCCTCGTAATCGTTTTTGTCGTGCGGCTGGTATCCGCCGACGTCCCTGATTTTACTTACCCGCCCTGCATAGTTGGACGGGATGTAGTTCTGATATTGGAGTTTCCATGGTTCGTAGCCCTGGTTCGGTGACCAGTCGCGGCCAGTGACATCGCACCATGTCCAGACGACGTCGGCGTCCAGGTTATTTTCGAGCGTTTCGATATGGTCGGGGTAGATGATGTCGTCGTCGTCGACTTGGCATAGGTATTCGGTGTCGACCATTTTTAGGGCTCGTGCGAGCTTTGGCACCTGTGGGCCCTCGTCAATGATGATGATATGTGCCGCTGGTGCCATCGTCTGAGCTGCTACCGACTGGAGCATTTCGGTGAGCAGTGCCCGCCGCTCGGGGAGCGAAACGGTAATGAGGGTGATTCTTTGAGATGTTTTCAGTCCCATGACAGGTCGAGCCTTCGTTGAAGATCCCACTCCTTGTCGGGGATATTGCCAGCTTTGACCCGTTCCTCGAATAGTTCACGGTTCGCCTGGAATGTTTTTGCGTTTCGTTCCTGAAATTGTGATGAGGATTGAAGCGTTGAGGAGTTGCGGTGGAATATCGGTGCCATTGACAGGGCGACTGGGACGTTGAGGGCGCGGGCGCGAAGCTCGTAATCGTTATCCTCAAAATAGGCGGGATGGTAGCCCTCGTGAAAAATTCCAACTTTTTTGACGACGTCCGATCCGATCCATGCGCAGGACCAATTCGGTTTTCCGCCAAGCACGATATTTGACCGAGAAGCAAGACCGAAGAATTCGGCGACACCGTTTTCACCGAAGACGATGTCATGGTTGACGATCATCCAACCTTCCGATTTGGGGGTTGCCTTGATTCCCAGATTCCAGGACGCGGCGACACCCAGGTTCGATGGCATCGTCCAGCAGTGCACGTTCGAGGCTTTATCGGTTGACGGTTTCCACCCGCTGTTCCCGTTGTCGATGACGATAAGGGTGTCGATATGCCCGTCAAAACTTTCAAGCATTTGATCGACCCGATGGTGCTCGGTGAGCACTGGGACGATTACGACTGGGACGAGCGGCACCATTCGACGATCTCCTTCATCGCTGGCTTCCAATGATCTTCGTACACCTTGTCCGCTTCGTATTGCTTCGCGAAGCTAATCGCTTTCGGTGATCGCTTCCGACCGCGAGCATACGCTTCTTCAAGAGCGTCAACGATTGCTGGCACCGATGGCGTAAAGAAGACCGA